ATGGTCAGGGTTTGCATATTGGGAGCCAGCAGTGCCCGGGCTACCTGTCTCACCAACGGGTTGAGGCACCACAGCGGTGGGCATGCCTGTACCATTTTGGCCGTCTTGGCCGTTGGTTACGAAATAATCAAATTTCTCGCCCGACTTGCGGGTAATTCGGTACCGGTCTACACGGCCCACAGTGTCAATGTAGGCGATCGTCTCAATACCATCACCTAGAACAGTGAGGTTTCCGTTTTCATCTTTGGAGTAGAAAACCCCATTGGTGCCAACAAACAGAACGTCAGACCCCGCATCCGGGTTTGTTACAGTTGCAGGGTTTTTCCGTTCTAGCTCAAGCATCCTATCCCTCGACGAGTATTCCTTTGATCTTTATTCGGCCATTGGCGCGAACCTTAATGCGCTTCTTAAACACCGTTTGAGTGTCTTTGGGCACGGTGTAACTTCTCCCCTGTACGAGTGTTGGCACGCCTACCTCATTGTTTTGGGGGTTATTGGATTGCGATGGAAAATAAGGCATGTCAGGTCAGCTCCGTGACATTGGCCCCTCCAAGCGCTGTACTGAACACACCGGATACGAGGCCAAGATAGTTAAATGGCAACTCATAATATCCATTGGGATCAATACGTACTGTGAACAATGTTGAACTTACCGCGCCGCCCAGAGACACATACAACATGGCCGTTGTAGAGGTGTTGTAAATGGCTGCGCCGCGCCTGTTGGCATTGGCTACAAGCAATGTTGCAGGTGTAACACTTGCAACAACCTGAGCCACAACCGCATCAGTTGAATGTAATCCGGCATCCACCGGCAGGCGGTCAACTTTGGAAACAGGAGTCTCGACACCTTCCTTGATCCAGCCGATCAGATTGAGGACGTTAAACCAAGACATTGACAGACTGCCTGTAATAATTTGTTTCGCCAACCTTTACAAAAGCCACAGCTGGATAACTAATTTCTGGTTGTTCGTTGATAAACACTTCAGGCTCAGCAATCCCCGCTGGCATGCCATTGACAACCATGGTTCTGCCAGGCTTGCCATCCTTTGCCTTGGGCAAATTGATATCGGTAGAGGAACCATCAGTCAACTTAACCCGCATTACCGAGTCAGAGGGCTGGGTTACCTTTGCAATCCCTACGCCATCTTTACCGGTGTCCCCTTTGGGGCCTTTATCGCCCTTAGGGCCAGCTGGGCCTGGTTCACCTCGGATTGATTCACCGCGCTCACCTTTTGGACCAGCAAGGCCGGGGTCTCCCTTGATTGACTCACCACAATCGCCTTTGGGCCCGCGCAAACCGGATAGACCTCGGATGGACTCACCAGGTGCGCCCCGATCCCCCTTGTCGCCCTTTGGTCCTTGATCCCCAATAGGGGCCTCACGCATTGATGCTTTCTCAGCAAGCTGCTCGCTACTTACTGCACGCTTCTTTGCAGCAATGGCCAGTGCCACAGCCGCCAGTGTTAGCTTTGCATGATTGTTTTGAGGCATTCCATGAACTCCTGGTCAATCATGTCATTGCTGTTCAAAGAACGCTGCCCACTTTCACTCTGAGCGGCCAGCTTCAGAAGGCCTTCGGACACCTCAGCATCGGTATCAACCGTCAAGCCCAAGGCAGTGAGCTTTTTCTTGATTTCAGCAGACTCTGCATGCACCTTGTCAGGGTCGTAACCCATCTGGCGAATAACCTCATCCAGTGTTTTAAAGCCAGCGCGTACCGCTTCTTTCTCTGCCAGAATTTCCTTGAGTGGGTCAGTCAACTCAAACTTGGGCATAGTCCATTCAAGCGGTGCGCGTGTAGTTCTAAAACCAGAAATCACAGCAATAGATACCCAGCGCATCATGATTGGCTCAAGCAGTGAGGGCACCATCAGCTTCCACTGATCGCGCTCAATCATCTTTTTGAACTCAAGCAAACCTGCCCGAATTGAGCTGTAGTTCACCGAGGACAGGTCACAGGTCAACTGTTCATAAGTCACACCCAAACCTGCTGCAATCGCTCGCAACTGGCCTTTTACATAGGGGTCATAACTGGCGTTGGATGATGGTGCAGCAAAACTAACTTCCTCACCTGCATTGAGCCGGGCAATCATGCCAGGCGACAGCTTATCTACCGGCCTAGCCTTGCTGACTGCATCACCGGCCAAGGCTTGGCTCATGGGTGAGTTTTGTGTAACAAACACCGAGAAGCAAGCTTCAATTTTTTTGCGCACCAACTCAGCGTCTTCGTAATCATCCAAGTCCCGCATGCGGACCAAAGATGCCGCCAAGTCTGGTACACCGCGTACCTGTGATGGGCGATCACGGTTGAAGTAGTGAATGATCTCACCGGCTGGAACAAAGCTCGACAACCCGCGTGAAGTGCGAAATGAATTAATCACTTCACCGGGGTGCTCAGGGAATATCCAGTAACCAGTGCGCTGGCCAATTGCATTGAATTGCACGCCGCCTAGAATGTAGCCGCCCTGCAGTGTTTCGTTTTTGGAAATATCCAGGTGGTCAGGCTCCAACACCTGCAGCTGCAAAGGCACTTCAAGGCCGTCACCAAAGCGCCTTACTCTAAAGCGCACTAGGCATTCACCAGATTCACGGCGAGTGCGCTCAATCAACTCAAGCAAACCCGCAAAGTCGTTCAAGCCATCTGCATCGCAGTACTTACCCCAACGGGTAAAACGGGCAGAATCCTCATCACGCTCAAATTTGGCCTGCACGCCAGTGCCCACCATCGCGCCGACAAGAATGCTCATACCCCGCTTTGCATACACGTTGTTGCGACACAAATCACGGCAGCGGTTACGCAAAGTGGGCAATGCAGGAAGAATCTCAGAATTTGCACTGGTGCTAGGCGCAGTCCACCCCGCAGTTCGGCGCGTACGCTTCGCACCTTCATAAGCTCGCTCAGCCAATTCAAGCATCATGCGTGATGTTTCACGCTTGTATGCCCAGGTGGGGCTTATGGCACTGATGGCTTTTTCTAAATAGCTCATACCGCTGGCCTTTTAATCTCGGGTGTAGGAAGCTACAGACATGCGATTGATTACATCCGCCTGCTGAGAGCCCATCAACTCATTGGCAATCACGGCTCGAGCGCGGATCAGCGATGCCGTATCTTGGTATTCGATTCGTTTGCCGTTGTACTGAATGACTTTCTGCCCGCTTGCAATTGCTGCATCCAGTTTGTCCAACATGTCTTGCGTAGCCATCTCTAAAATCCTTTTTCAATTCAGCCATCCATCGCCATAGCCATCCAGCCAGCCACCCTGCTCAGCCAATGCTGGTTCGGGTGTGGGGCTAGGCGTAGGTAACGGTTGGGGTTTTGTGAGTTCAGTAGAATTTGATTCAGGGTCAGGCTCTACCTGGTTGCCCACTTCAAGTGCCGGGTCAGCAAACAGGTCCCGATTGCGGGGCTCATAAATTTGCTCTAAGTGCGCCCAGTCTGATTCACGCATTTTGTCCACGCACACCCGGGGGTGGTACGCAGCTGCAAAGCAGTAAACAAAAAGGTCAATCACCTCATTGCGCCTGCCATTTAGCTTGACGTAGATCTGCCGCGTTTCGTCCCACTTTTCTGCAGTCAGTTGCCGATAGTACTCACGCCCCAGCCCATCGGGAAAGTAGATGAAATGCTCACTGGGGTCATTCAAATCATCTTGGGCCAAGTACCCAAACAGCATCTCCTTGGCAGTGTCGGTACCGATTTTCCAAAGCTGCACACCGGACTTCACAGTGCGGCCATCGATGTCAATGTCTTGCTTGCTGGGCTGTGACCCAATAATCGCCACCCGGCGCTCTTTTGCACCCTTGAGTGCAAACACCATTTCATGCTGGTACTTCCTGCAGTAGGCGTACACCTCATGTGTGTGGTGGCCACCGCTGTCAATTCCGCAAGTTAATGGCCGCATGGATATGCCAAACTCATTTTCAATTGGGCGGCCGCGTAAAGCAGTTAGGTCATCCCACACCGCTTGACGGGCTGGGTTGCCCATCAGCACGCCGTAATCAATCACCCAGTGCTTTTTGCCACGCCCAAAACCCAGAATCTTGTATTCCAGCCGGTCGCCCTGCACATCCACTGCCATGGTCAAAAGCAAGCATCCACGCGGTATGGTTCTAAGCAAATAGCCTAGCGCACGCTTTTCAATTCGCTCTTCGTCTAGGGTTCCTGTCTGGTCTTGCCAGCATTCAGCCCACTCGTTATTCACGATCTTTTTAAGTTTGACC